TGACACTAAATAAAAAACTTGACTTATGGAACTTGAACGTTACAAAACAATCGAAGAATCAGACGAAGCTTTTATAAATTCATTTTACGAAGTAAAAATTGCGTCAATTGACAAACAGCTTGCCGAATTAGCAAAGAAAATCGAAGCTAGTAATATAAAAATAAAAGAGTTGAGCCATGAAATTAGTTGATAAAATAATCCTAAAAATGATCATTGAAGAAAGAGTAAATGATTATTTTATTTTACATTCAAACCCTGTAACGATCAAAGATTGTTTATATAACGAAAGATATATTTTGCTTGAAAGTATTTATTTGAATTGATATTGAAAATTATTATCTTTACAATGTGTGAGAATAAAACATTGGTTATTTAACCCGAAGCCCGTCATTAGGTTCTCACACACCTTACTTGTTTACTTTTTCAGAACCTTCCACAAGAAACCCGATAGAATGAAAGTTTTACCGGGTTTTGCGTTTTAATTAAATAATCGTATATTTGCCCTAATAATTAATACTTTATGAATCCAGGTGAAAAACACATTTCATACCAGCGAGGCACCAACCAAAGTGCCAGTACCCCGGCGTAAACTTGTCGAGGTAAAACCGTTGTCGCCAAGGGTAATGAAGAAATTTGTAAAGTATTGTTTAAATTGAAAGTATGACTGAAGAAAGTGAAAAAGATAAAGGTGGAAGACCTGCACTATTCGAAACTCCAGAACAGTTACAGGAAATGATCGATGAATACTTTAAATCTGGAATCGAAGGAAGAACTTTTATTGTTGGATCAGGATTAAATAAACAATCTATAACCGTTGAGATACCTACAATTACAGGCTTATGTTATTATTTAGGTTTTGAGAGCCGCCAATCATTTTACGATTATGAGAAACGACATGGGTTTTCTTACACAATTAAAAAAGCTCGATTGAAAATAGAAAGGATGTACGAAGAACAACTTCAATATGGCAATTCAACAGGGGCTATATTTGCACTAAAAAACATGGATTGGAAGGATAAATCAGAAATCGACCATTCAACTCTTGGAGAAAAAATAAGTTTCACCCCAATACACTTTATAAGTGGAACGAATAAAGATAAATGATAAATATAAACCCCTTTGGATAAATAACACCCGATATTTCATTATAACCGGTGGGCGTGGCTCAGGTAAATCATTTGCTAATGGCTTATTTATTGAAAACCTTACATGGGAGCAAGGCCATAAAATACTATTTACACGTTATACCCTCAATTCTGCCCAAATATCTATTATACCCGAATTTCAGGAAAAAATAGAACTTCATTCGTCAATTGATAATTTTGATATTACCAAGGCTGAAATATCCAACAAGCACACTGGTTCACAAATTATATTTAGAGGTATAAAAACCAGTTCAGGCAATCAAACCGCTAATCTAAAGTCGATACAAGGCATAACGACATGGGTACTAGATGAAGGTGAAGAGCTTGTAGATGAAGAAATATTCGATAAGATCGATGAATCTATTAGGCAGAAAGGCATTCAAAATAGGGTAATAATAGTACTTAATCCATCCTATAAGAAACATTGGATATATAAGAAGTTTTTTGAAACGCCTGGGGTTAAGTACGACTTCAACGGGATAAACGATAATGTTACTTATATACATACCACATACGAAGATAATAAAGAAAATCTTTCCGAATCGTTTATTGAAAAAGCAGAAAAATTAAGAGAAATAAATCCGGCTAAATATCTGCATCGCTTTGGTGGTCACTGGATAGACGAAGTAAGTGGCGCGTTATGGCAGGATAAACTTTTTAAACATGTTGATGAACTGCCAGAATTTAGAAAAGTATGTATTGCCTTAGACCCTTCAATAACTGGTAAAGATGACAGCGACGAATGTGGAATAATATGCGCCGGGTTAGGATTTGACAATTATATTTACGTATTCCGTGATGAGACAGGAATTTATACACCTTTGAAATGGGCAAATAAAGCAGTATATTTACATGAGAATTTAAAAGCTAATTGTGTGGTAGCCGAAGTAAACCAAGGCGGGGATATGGTTAAAACGATTATTAATCAGATCGAACCCCGAATAAAAGTTGAAATGGTGTGGAGTAAAGTTGGTAAAGTCTTACGTGCTGAGCCAATTGTTTCGCTCTACGAACAGGGATTAGTAAGGCATTTACGCGGATTAACCAAGTTAGAAAACGAGATGACTACATGGACACCAGACGAAGGATATTCACCCGGACGAATCGATGCGTTAGTTCATGGAATTAATTACCTTTACGAATCAAATAAGAAACCAATACTATCTTATGGCTAAACTTAATAACGTTTTATCCACCCGGTGGCATTGGTTAAAAATTAAAAGTAAAACAGTCAAATAACTTTCAAATTATAACCAAATGGGACTAATTAATAAAATGTTTGGTAAACAGATTAACCAGGCAATCGAGCAGAAAGCACAGGAACTTGTCTACAATGGGCAGGAACAATATTTTAGGTCAATATACGGCCAGATGCTTTCAGGCGGTTTTATGCTTAAATCTGATTCACAGATCAGAAATTATGTTTCTGAGGGCTTCGAGGGCAACCCGGATATTTATTCACTTTTAATGCGTTGCGCCACCCAAGGCAGCCAGGTTGAATGGGAAGTAAAAAAGAAAGATGTAATCGAAGAAGATCCAAACCATCCGCTAGTTAAATTTATAAAGTCTCCAAACAGCTACCAAACATTTACCGAATTCACCCAGGTTTGGCAAATATTCCACTTGCTTACAGGGAATGGCCTTATATATTACCCTACATTCAAAGATGGTAACAATAAGGGCGCGTTAATGACCAACATTGGAGCGTTTAATCTTCCATCCCAAGACGTTCAGATTAAATCGGGAGGGTTTTTAAAGCCTATTGTAAGTTATGTAATTGAGACCAATATTTTACCAGAAAACGAATTACCTATTGAAGACGTTATCCATACCCGGCTCCCTAATTTAGATTATACAATGGGCAACAACCTAATGGGTATGTCTCCTTTAAAAGTTGCTGCTAATATTGTAACAATGCAAAACGCCGGAATAAGCCGAATGAGTGAAATTTACAAAACAGGCATCCCCCCGGCGATCCTTACAAAGATTTTCCAAAGTGAAGATTTAAACGCTAAAATTGCCACTGATGCCGAAAAAGAAGATTTTAATAAGAATTGGAAAAACAAAGCAAAATCGGGAATCCCTCTTTTCGGATTTGGGAAGCATGAATATATTAAACTTGGCACCGATGTAATCCGCGACTTGGACATGGTTAGCACTATCCCGATGGGATTCCGTATTCTTTGCAATCTTTGGGGGCTACCTTCGCAACTCTTTAACGATGTCGCTGGAACGACATTTAATAATATGGAACAGGCGGTAAAATCTATGTGGACAAACCGGTTGATCCCTGACTACTACATGTTGGCCGAAAAGATTAACCAAAAAATACAGGTTATTTATCCAGATTATTCTATTTGGCCTAAATTCGACAAGGTAGCAGAATTGCAACCAGACCGTCAACGACTGGCCACAATTTACGGTGATCTATACGCTAAGGGATTGTACACGGTGAATGAAGTACGTAGTAAGATGGACGATGAAGAAATTAAAACACCCTTTGGAGATTCATTTTACGGGGTTATGGGTAACAAGATAGACCCAATGGACAATTCTATAGAAGACGAAGTAAGCAAGGGTGAACAGTTTTTGGATAAGAACAAAATAGAGGATTATAAGAAATGACCCCCGAACAGCGCCATAAGTTTGTCGAAATTGAACGGATGAAGTTTTTTCGTTCCCTTTACGTTGCATGGACAAAAGAACTAAGGCAACCGGCCATTGATTTGATTCAAAAACTAAAAGAGAATCCGTATATAATTGACAATATCAAACTCTACAACAACGGTTGTGAAGAAACATTTATAAAGTCATGGCAGGTGTCTGGTGTGAAGTTTGCTAACCTCACTTATAACGAATACCACAAAGACCAGTCTTTTCAATACCGTGTAAAAGCAAATAATGTCATGGATGATTATTGGCTTAATTACATGAAACAATATTCACTCACAGAGGCCGGGCAACGAATCACATGGATCAATCAAACCACGGATGAGGAGTTAATGAAAATTATCCGGATGAGTTTGGATGCTTCGCAGGAACAAGGTTTAGGAGTTATCGATATAGCAAATAATCTTATTAAAGATATTCGTAAAGATTACGGAGAACTTTCTAAATACCGGGCGCAACGAATCGCAAGAACTGAAATAATTGGGGCTTCAAATCGCGGTCAATTACTTGGGGCGCAATCGTTAGGGTATAACATGCGAAAAGTTTGGCTTTCAACTTTAGACGTAGCCACGCGCACTGGCGTATATGACCATCGGAGATGTCACGGAGAAACAAGAGCGATTTATGATGTGTTTACTATGTCAGGTGAAGCGTTACAACATCCTGGAGACCCTAAAGGGAGTGCTGGGAATACAATATCGTGCTTTCTTCCTGACCAATTAAGTTATACAAAAATTACGGATATTAAAAGGGTTTATAAAAGTCTATATATCGGTCAAATCATCACCATTAAAACTAAAAGTGGATACAATTTCACCTGTACCCCTAATCATCCAATACTTACGACTATCGGGTGGGTTAATGCTAAGGATATTGATCAAACTCACAATATTATTAAGTCCCATTTCATTAATTCCCATTTTAGTGATTTTAACGTAAACAACAAACCAGCCACCTTTGAGCAAATCTATAATTCTCTTTCTAAAATAGGGATGATTATGAGGGTGTCCGGAATTGACGTGAATTTCTATGGCGATATTCCCAACGGAGATGTCAATATTATAAGCGTTAAATGGAGTTTGTTGAATAGGATTAAATCCTTTACTTTTAATAAAATTAAAAACGTCAATTTCAAAACATCCAACTTTAGAAAGATTTTTCCCTTTAGTAACAGCTTGTTTAATACTGATTTGTTTATGAAATTCTTTAGGCAGATTCCTCATAACTTCATTAGCTTTTTTTGTTATTTGTTTTTTCTCTTCATTGGTAGCATTTTTAAAACGTATAAAATTTGCATCACTCCCATTTCTTATATTTTCCCCGGCTTTTTTAAGGCGACGAATAAGGGTAATTCTAATTATATTATATTCTTTGGAGAGAGAAAGAAGACTTTGTCCTTGCCTGTATTTTTGTACAATTTCATCAAAAGGCATAACAATTGGTTCGTTAAACTTTTTAATATTAATTTTTGCATCAGTGAGCGTTTGGCGAACTCTCTTCTTACCGACATGCAAGAATTTACAAATATGATTAATAGGTTTGCCGGACAAATAGAGATTGATAATGTTATTAGTAATGATTTGCATGATTATGAAGGTTATGTTTATACATTTGAAACTAAAACACAAATGTACAACATTAATTCATTTATTGCAAAAAATTGCCGCTGCACCCAAGGGTTTGAGGTTATTTAATTTTTGGTAATTTAGGAAAATATTGCCAATGTGTAATGTCATTGGAACTATGATCATATTCATTTGGAAATTGACATTCCCAAGTTTTACGATCAAAATCATAATGTCCATGCCCTATTTTATTTCCTTCTGTTATAAGTACAGTCTCGGACGTAAATCCTAAATCGCCTTTTGGTGGTTTTTGTTTTTTAGCATTAAACCAATTAGTTACCATTTTATCGAATATTTAGTTAATAATTCTTTACATGCCATTTCAATAGCCATGTTTCGGCTCATTTTAATAAAATTCTTTTCGTAGTACTCTTTACAAAACTGATCGATGCCAGCCCAAACATTCGGTGGCATATTAATGCAATTTGGCTCCTTAACCTTCGATTCTTTTTTCGGCTCCTGCACTTTTACTTGGAGTTTTCTACTTAGGTATTCTTGAGGGGTTTCAGACATGGTTATTTTATTAAAGATAAGCGAATGTGATTAATTATTGAAGGAATATGTATTTCGTCATAATAATCATCTGTATAAACTCCTGATAATTCATCGCTATTTATGTGAATAGTGTAATTAAAATGTCTTTTGATTGGTAAAAACTCTTTTTCTTTACTATTCTTAACTGTTACTTCAGCATAACTAATATCAATAGAGGTTATAATAATAGTGTTCATGGTTATTGGTTTTTGTTAAGGAATTCTATCAAATAAAATAATTATTCTGTCATCAAGAACAATTTCTTTTATAAAAACATTTGACGTTTTTATATTTGAATTTGGATTAGAAATAATAGTTACTTTATTCGATGATACTACTATTTGAGTTATATGCTCAAATGTTCCTAAATCATGATTTATTTCAAATGTGGTTTCCATATCTATTTAATTTGTTAGGCAAATATACAAAAATCTAAATTAATATCAAAATAATACTAAATTGAATATATTGTTCTAATTATCAATAAGTTATAAGAAAGTATTATATTTGAACAAAAATTTCAATATGTATAAATCATTGAATTGCCAATTGAAGGATTTAGATGAAAAAGGAATAGTTACTTTTTACTATAATGCTTTCAACAATGAAGATGCAGACCGCGAGATAGCCGTTAAAGGATCGCACTCAAAAAGCCAAACCGAAAACCGCAATCGGATAAAACATTTCAAGAATCATAATAAGTATATGACCCCCGGGGTAATAAAAGAGATGGGTGAGGATCAATTCGGAGCATGGGCGCGCTCGCAACTTATTTTGGATTCGACATTAGGCCGCGATACATACGCAGAATACAAGGCCGGTGCAATTACAGAGCATTCTTTCGGGTTCGATGTACTCGACGAAGCAAGAGATGAAAAAGGAATACGACTTTTAAAAGAGTTTAAGATTTGGGAAGTGTCATCACTTAATGCATGGGGAGCCAACGAAATGACCCCGGTCACGGATATTAAAAGTCTTTTTGATGCAACAGATTTGCTTGAAAAACTCTTAAAGCTTCAAAAAGGCACATTTACCGACGAAAAATTAATTCAAATTGAAAATAAAATAAAAGAACTGCTAACACATATTCAATCACTCAAAGGGTTGCCGGGTCAGAAAGACACCACGATCATAGAGCCGATCGAATTAGCCCCTTTTATCAAATCTAAATTAACAAACTTTAATTTATAATCATGGAAATAAAAGACTTATCGCAAGTCGGCGAAGTTTTGGAAAAAATTAATACCAAACAGGCCGCAATTGACACAGCACTCGCCGGGACACTTTCAAAGAAAGACGTTGAAGGCTTACAAGCTGATCTCAAAGAAGTAAAAACCCTCACTGATTCGCTTGGTAAAATTGGCGAAAAAGGCGCAGAAAAAGGACTGGTTGAATACGTAACCAATATTCAAAAACAGGCCGATACGCTTGCCGAAGAATTGAAACTTTTGAAAAACGAAGGCGGCCAGAAAGCCGTTACGTTGGATTCAGAACTTGAAAGAATGTTTAAATCTGATTCTTATCAGAAATGGTCAAAGAAAGAAATTTCGATGACTGGACAATCTTTCGAGATCAAAGGTTCAAAGGATATTACCGTAACGTCAACTTCGAACAGTTTCACTCAAACCAATAGCCCAATTATTCCTTACCAACGCGATCCACGTTTGGGCGTTGAACCTCGCAGAGCTTTAGCTTTGCAGAATGTAATGGCTCGCAGGGCAACTGGAACCGATACCATTGATTGGTTGGAAAGAACAACTGACACTTCAGCAGCAGCAATGACCGCAGAAAGTGGCCAATATGCAGCTGGTGGAAGTTCGTTACTTGGTTGGACTTCTTACGTAAGACAGTTGACTAAAATCACTGATCTTGTTGCTGTAACCCGTGAAAAACTTGACGATACAACTTTCGTACGTGAAGAAATCATGAAAGTTTTAAACGAAAACATTCCTTTCAAATTGGAATCTCAGTTATGGGATGGCGATGGTACTTCAAATGGCCTTTATGGCATTTTGGGCGCACACGCTCAGCCAATGGCTCAGGTATTTGCCGCTCCGACTGGAACCGCTTTGTCAGTTAAGAAACCTAATATGTATTCAGCTTTAAAGGTTGCTGCATTGCAGGTAAAACTTGGTAACACCGCCAAAGTAAAAGGAACCGGCTTTAATCCTAACTACATCTTCTTAAACCCTGTGGATGCATTCCTTTTGGGTGAAGAAAAAGACGACGACGGGCAATATCTGTTCGGAGTTGACGGGATTATGAGAATTCAGGGAATTCCAGTTATTGAATCTCAATTTATTACCGCTGGTACTTACCTGGTTGGTGATTTCACTAAATTCGAACTTTGGACACGTTCAGGGCTTGTTATTAACATGTGGGATCAATATTCAGATTACGCTGCCTATGGCCGCGTAGTATTCACCGCTGAAATGCGTTGCGCTGCAAAACTTATGCATGTTGATAAATATGCATTTGTTTATGGTACTTTTGAAAATACCATTTCAGCGATCACTAAGGTTCAGGGATAATTAACCGGGGGAGCAATCCCCCACTAATATTAAAACAATGAAACAATTATTTATTTTATTTTCACTTTTGTTTGTTTGTTTTGCGGGTAGCTCGCAAATCACCAAAACATATACACTCAATTCGGATGCTTTTTATTATGAGTTCAAGATAACCACCGACGATATTCTGGCTGAAGCAACCGGTAAAACATCCGCAACGTTTACTTTATTGGTAAATAAAGGGGAACCTGTTGAAGTAGTTTGGTATGTTGATCTTGATACTATTGCCTATGCAAGTGGTACAGATTCGCTTAATTTTGATATTAAGTATAATTATAAGATTTTTTCAGATGAATCTTATACCACCTTAAAGACAATTACTTATGATGGAGACGGTACCGGAGATTATGGCGCACTCGTAGCTGACAGTTCGTATCTTTATCCAACAGGGCAAAGCAATTGGAATAATGTACCAATGACCAGACCTGAATTCGGAAGATATTATCAGTTAAGCATTACGCAAACGACCGGTGCAGGGATGGGAGTAATTAACGACCGCCTACGAATAGTCGCTATTAAAGCAAAAGTTTATAAACGCTAAAGCTAAATGGTTGTATCCGGGTTCGATTCCCGGATAGCTTCAAATTAAATCTAAAATTATGTACGTAGATGTAATTTTCAAAAATGGGAAACGCGGTAATATTCTAAGAAAAGAATACGAAGCCGGAGGGGATCACATTAAATGTTTAGTTGGCGAAGAAAAGGAACTTGAAAAAGAACCGGAAAACAAAGAACTGAAGAAACAAACAAAGAAAAAATGAGAGTTAAAGTAATTACAAGTCCATCGGCTTCGCTTGAAGTTGTAACCTTAGAAGAAGCAAAGAATTTTCTTAAACAAGTTGATTCGTTGCCTACTCTTGAGGATGCACTTGTTTTAACCCTTATAAAAACTGCTAGGGAATATATCGAAAGGCATACCGGGACTTCGTTAATTCAAAAGACTTATGAGCTTTATTTTTCAAGTGATGAACTTTTTGAAAACTGTATCGATGTTCCTAATCCGCCAATTTACAACGTTACTAAGGTAGAACTTGAAGACGAACAAGGTATCTTAACTGAACTCATTAAAGGATCAGATTATTATGTCACCGGGCGGGATAAGAAAAGCATTCAGATACTTACTTCGACTATTTCGTTATCTAATTATAAAAGTCGGTATGTTGTGACTTACACAGCAGGATATGGTATTGCTGCAAGCGGTGAAATATTAGCAACTGAGCCAATACCTGAATCATTAAAAACTGCTATAATGCAACAGGTCTTAATCTGGTACGAACGGGATGGGACTTTTGAGCCTACTTTATCAACACAGGTTAAAATGATATGTTCAGAGTTTACTGATAAATGCGGATTGCAATGAACGCTGGTAAAATGAGACATCGTATAACTGTAACAGAAGTTTTGGACGCAAGTAAAGACGCTACCGGACTGACTGGAACCGTTACAAATGGTATAACACTTTGGGCGCAGGTTATTCCGATGAATCAGGCAAGGGGGTTATATTATGGAATTCCTGAAAATTACCGGAGCTACGAAATAAGAACACGTTCGCAAACTGAAATAACTACCTTAAACGGACTTGTTTGGGGAACAAAGACTTTAACAATTCATTCGTCAATGCCAGATGCACGGGAACACGAATTAAAGATTATAGCGTATGAGCGAGATTAGATTATCAATAAACTCGAAAGACTTGAATAACTTCCTTAAAGACATTAAAAACTTTGAGGTTTCTAAGGTTAATGCTATTGATAAAGAAATTGCCCGCGCTACCTATGCTATTCAGATGAAAGCTAAACAAAAGGCACCAACCAGGAAAGCAACTAAAGTACGACGGGGATCATTTGCAAATCTGGCGGGTACGATTGACGCGCAAATAGTAAAAGGTCAATTATCTGGTAAGGTTATCGCGCGCGCGCATTACGCACCTTACAGGGAGTTTGGTACTGGTAAATTAGTAAAAGTGCCAACAGGTTATGAGAGTTATGCAATGCAATTCAAAGGACGTGGAATAAGACAAGTAAATTCAGTTGCTTCACCTTTTTTAATTCCTTCGATGGAAAAAGAACAGCCAAGAATGGAAAGTAACATTAAAAGAATATTAAGTAAACCATGAAATTACCAAACAAAGAATTAAGGACTTTTATTTATGACAGGTTAAACGCTGCAATAACCTACGATACACAGGTTATACCAGTTAATTCTATACCTGCCAAGGGGTCTGTATTTTCTTATATTTTGATAGGTAATATTTCACTGGTTGAAAATTCGCCAAAGGATCGGTATTCAACACTTTCTACTGTTGAAATTACAGTATGTTCACAATCGGATCAACGAATTGCAAACTATGATGAAAACGAAGAAATAACCAACGATTTGATAGGTTTATTAGTTGATTATATCCCCGGCCTTACAAATTATCAAATGGTTTGGGCTCACCTTTTAAGTTCTCAGGAACAAACAGAATTAACAGATACAAGTTACACTATTAACAACATTTTAACATTTGAATATTATCTCGAACAACTTTAAAAATTATAATCATGGCAAAAGATGGAACTTTAATTTTAATGAAAATCGGCGGGGTAGTTCTGTCCGGTTTGACTTCTAACTCTTTGGCAGTTTCGGTTGACACCGCCGAAGCGACTACCAAGGATAGTAATATGCACAAAGAGTACATAGGTACAGAGGACGACGGTACAATGGATTTCGAAAAGTTGTACGACCCGACTTATACTTATGACCTTTCAGAACTTTGGGCAGCCATGATGGCAAAAACTCCGGTTGCTGTTATTCATGGTGGTATAGTTGCAGGCGATGAAATTGTTTCAGCTAATGCAATTATCACTTCACTTAATTGGGACGCTCCAAAGGCAGGTGTTTCGACCGTAAGCGGTTCACTCCAATTAACCGGTGCAAAAACATTTGGGACTGTTGCAGATGCTGTTTCTCCTTTGCTCGTAAAAGCATGGATCAATAACGCAACTCCAACTATCTTACGTTTGGAATTTGATGAAGACCTTGACCCTGCCTACGTAGTTGCCGGGACTGCATGGTGTGCTGACCGG